TTTATCTCCTTGCATTTATTAATTTTTCATAAAAACTATTTATTGAATATTCAAGTGCATCTAAACTGTCTATATCTGTTGTTCCATCATCAAGTCTTTCATCTTCTGCCTTACTATTCCATAAAGCTTCTTGTAATGCTTTTATTAATACTTGATTTTTTCTTATTATTTTTAATCTTTTTTGTGCTATTAGTTTACTCGTTAAAAATATTCTGTCTTTTATTGTTCCTTTATTGCAATCCATTACTTTTATAGGTAATCGTTCTTTTTGACATTTCCTAATTAAGCCTAATGTAATTACATTTCCTAATGCTCCATAATCACAAAAAGCATATTGGCACATTCCGTATTTTTCATATACTCGCTTATAAAATGCAATAAACTGTTCATATAATTGCTCTGGATCGTATATTTCTGTCATATCTAATTCATCCAAAGGAACAACTGTTTGAAAATTGTATGTTATTCCTGTTGCTACAAACTTTGTCTTACTCATACCTGCTCCATAGTCAACTCCTATTGTAACAAGCATTAATCTTTCTTTTGTTTCTTCTATGTTATCTATCAAATATTCGTTTGTTTTATCTGCAAATAATCTATATATAATACCTTCTGCTGATTTCCATTCGCCCAATATAAATCTATCAAAAAATACTGTTCCTTCATATTCGTTTTCTAAATTCTTTATAAATTCGCTATCTAAAAACGAATTGTCATATAACGTGTATTTTTGTTGATATATGTCTGCGTTACTATCTAAAAATTGTTTAAACCAATGACTAGGCGATTCTGGGTTACAAGTTCCATCAAACTTACTGTATGGCTTGTCTAAACGTGATTTAACCATATTAAATACTTCTTCATTCCACGTTGCAACCTCATCTCCATAACAGTATTTAAAAGCAGAACCTCTTATCTGATTTACTCGTCTTACGTTGTCTGTTCCTAAGCAGTAACATTTTTCGCCAAATAAAAAAGCTGTGTTATCTGACTTTATATCAGTAACCAGCTCTGTTCCCCATATCTTTTGAAGCGGTTCTATTACATTTCTTTGTAATGTTCCTTTTGTGTTCCCCAATATAACAACTAATCCTTCTTTATCTGCTACACCTCTTATTCGTTTAGGTATTACAAAATAATCTAAATAGGTTTTACCACTTCTTGTTGCTCCTGTTTTTATATTCCATCTTCTATTAGCATTGTCTAAAAATTCTTGTTGTTTTGGAGAAAACATTAAACAACACCGCCTATATTCTTTAATACTTCGTCTAATTTATCTAATGTGTCTTTATTATCATTCTTTTTGTTTTCAATTTCTTGTTTCTTTAAGTCTAATTCAACAACTTTTAATTCTTTATCCATTATTATTCCATAAGCTGTTGCTAAATCTTTTATATTGGTAAACATATCTATGTTTTCAAGTTTTCCATCCATTGCCTCAAATATTTTGTCAACAATTTCTATTTTCTTTTTACTGCGTTTCTTCATTGCTTGTAGTACATCTTCTGTGTTTTCTTGTCTTTTTTGTTCGAGTATTTTCGAACTGTTTTCATTATTTACAACTATTTTTCTAACTGCATTATCTGATATATTAAATTTTCTTCCTGTTTCAGAATAGTTTTGGCATTCTGCATAATAAGCAATAATTTCTTTTTTCTCTTTATCTGTCTTTGCCATATACTATCCCTTTCTTTCTATTTCTAATAATCTGTTTAGTAATTCTTTTTTAGTAAAATATGTCTCCCATTGTCCTTCATACTCTATCATATATCTTATAGAATACTTTACTTTGTCTTTTAATTTATATAATAACATTTTAATATATTTATCCATGTTATTTAATCCTTCTTGTTGTTCTTCTTTTCCTTGGAAGCGGTTTTGGTTCTTCAATAGGTTTTTCTATTAGTTTACGAGTTTCTTTTGTTTCATCAACTTCTTCTATTTGATTAACAAAACCTAATTCTATAAGTTTATCTCTCCTATCATAATCAACAAGCCAACGTTCTCCTTTTTTAGGAACATATCTTTCGCCTTTTATAACTGATAATTCGGTGTCACTTACATTTTTTTCTTGATATTTTCCTGTTGCTTCTACTAAATATTTCATATCTTTTTCCTCCTCATAATGTGATTTTGTTTTATTTAATATTTTATTATAACCATCTTCTATTTTTTTAAATTCAAACTTTAAAGGTTTTTTCATTCTATTTGCTATTTCTTCAGCATTTGTATTATCACTTTTGTAAAATAAAGCATTTACTCCATCTTCTATTCCTATTTCTTTAAAGTATGGCAACTCACATACAACTATTGGAAGTCCTCTGTATAATGCTTCTTTTAAACTATAACTATCTCCTTCACATATTGATAATTGAACATACCAATCTGCTTTTTTCATTAATGGTCCTACATCTAATCTATTAGGTACATGAACAACATTATTATTTTTCCATATTGAATTTGTTGCATATTCATTAGTTGTAACTATATACCATATAAAATTTATTTCTAATTTTTCTAAAGTATTTGCTAGATATAACATTCTTCCACCATCTTTAATGTCAGACAATCTAGTTGCACTAAACAATATTAGTATTGGTTTATCTTCTTCTAGTTCATAAGGATTTCTACATAATATTGTTCTTTCTATTCCTGTTATATCTTCAAAAGCCTTTTTACTGCTTTCAGTAATTCCTATATATGTTATATCTTCTCTATCTTTTGGAAGTCCTAACCTTTCTGTTGGATTACTATAATCAGTATGTATAACTGTGTATTTCTTCGCTTCTTTGTTTACATAGTTTAATATTGATGTATCCCAATTTGTAATTATTACTTTGCACTTTATTTTTTGTTCTCTATGTATATATACTTTACAAAATTGTCTTAATCGTTTTGATTGTTCTGGAGCTATATTTTTTGTTACAACTGCTATATCATAATCTTTATATTTTTTTACCATTTCATATACATAAGTTTCAACTCCGCCTATAGCATGAATATCTCTTGCATAAAAAATATTTGCATGTTCTATTACCATATTAATACTCCTGTCTAAACCCCATAATAGATTTAAGTTGTTTAGCATATCTTGTTTTTGGGCGAATATATCCTTCTAATTCGCCCTTTTTTTCATAATCATAACATCTGGCTTGTTTTTCTCCGTTTTTTTCTATAATCACAATACCTTTGTTACAATTTCCTTTACAGTTACTACATATATACTTTTTAAATGTTTCTATCATATATAGCACCTTCTTTTGTAGTTTTTGGCATCGGAGAAGGGGAATTGCACCCTTTATTCCTCTAAATTGTTTATCTGTTGGCGGATAAAATAAACTAATTTAGTGTGCTACTTTTACACTATCTCCAATATATATTGTGCTAACTAGAATCGCACAAAGAAGGTGTAATAAATGAATCTAATAAAGGAGGCATTATTTGTGTGGAATAATGCTATATATTAACCTATCTAGTATCGTTAATTTTAATTTAAAAAGCTGATATTTGCCCAGCTAAAGCCAATATCAGCCAAATTCAAAAAACAACTCTTAAGAAAAAACCTTCTAGTTTTTTACCTATTATCATTTTACCACATTTTTTTACTTAAAAAAGGTCAAAATAAGGTCATTTTTTGTTTAATTCATTATGAACTGCATAAATTAGTTCTCTTTTTCTACGTTTGTATGTTTCTTCTGACTTATTTAATATGTCTATTACATCCCATTTATACTTACTTTCTCTAAATTCTTTTTCAAATATAATCTTGCTATCATTATCGACTAATTGTAAAGCCTGTACTACTGCTTTATACTCTTTTATAGACTGCTGTAAATCTATATTTTCTTGTAATTGTATTACTTTGTTAAGTGTTGTATTTCCTACACTATACGGAGCTTTTGGAAGTCCATCATTTGGAGCTATACTTAAACTTAATATGTCGCTTTGTATGTTTATTATGTTTATACAATTATAGTTATATCTTTTCAGGCAATCTCTTGCTCTGTTATATTCTTCTTTACTTAATCTTTCCATATTTCCTCCTTTGTTATTCTTTTTGATATACTTTTAATAGTTTTTCTAATTTTCTTATTTCGTCCATTCTATCTTTATATAATAACTTGATCCTTTTATGTTCTTTTTCTAAATAATTATTTTTTTCTCTAAGTCTAAAATTGTCTTCCATTTCTCTAGCATATTCAGGACGTTTTTTATTAATATAATTCTGCTGATGTACTGCTATATTAAAAACTTTATTGTAAGAATCCAATAAATTGTCTAATGCTTCTTTTACATCTTCTCTTTTAATCTTTATACTTTGCAACAACATCATTTCATCTTTCAAGTATTTCATCTTTAGTCCTCCTTATTTATTTATTAAGAATATAAATATTGGAACAAACACTAACACTGAAAAAAATCTAGCAACTCTATCAGTTTTATTATCTTCTGTTAGTATTTTTATTATATTAAGTATCACACTAAGCAACACTAATATTATTGAATACCATTTTAATATTTGCATATTATTCTTCCTCCTTATACAAATCACTCACACCTAGTTCTTGTATGGTTTTGCCTTCTATTATTTCTTCTGCTTTAGTAAGTTTTTTTTGTAATTCTCCATTTAGTTTTTTGGTGTTCTTCGTTTATTTCTTCTAGTTCTTTTATTCTGTTTTCTACTAATTCTATTAATTTTCTTTTCCCATATTGTGTAATTGTTCCCGTATATAATAAACTTTTCAATTCTTCATATTCTTTATTTATCATTTGCATCACTCCTTCATAAAATATTCTTTCCAACATTCTGCCATTTGGTCTTTACATTCATTATCACAATCTCTTACTTGACAATCAAATGTATCATAAGGACAACTTCCTGTAAGTTCTTCAATATATTTTGTTGTTCTATCTATTACATTATTTAATTTGTTTATTTCTATGTCTTTTTCATAGTTTTCTTTACTTAATCTTTCTATCTTGTCTTGCAATGTTTCATAACTTCTTTTTATATACAGATTTCCTGCTGTTTCTTTGTTATTTACTTCTAATAACTCATATAAAGTTCTTTCAAAATTGTTTTCAAACTTGCTTTCTAAATTGTAATGTGTTTCAAAATCTCTTAATCCTCTAGTATATCTTCTTATACTTTCAGAACTTGTTATGAATTTTAAACAAATATTATCTACAATTATTTCTCTTTTTCCTTTATATGTTTTCGCTTGCACCTTACATTCATCAACTAAATATCTCTTTACATATTTAAACCAATAATCTAAAGAATTAATAGTTGGGAATATTAATATTTTTATTGTCATCTTTATATTAAACCTCCTCAACAATTTTAAATATTTTCTCTTCATCACATAATAAATTTTCATAATCTTTATTTTCAAATTTTAATAAATATAAGCCATCTATTATATCAATTACTATTGCTTTTTCAATTTTATCTCCAAAAAATCTACCAACACTATCTCCTATTTCAAAATCTTCATAATCCATAATCTTATTCCCTCCTAACTTTCTTCTAAAAGTTCTTGTAAAACTTGTATTTTAGCTCTATCTTGTTGCTTAATTGAATAATTTATTTGTTCCCAAGCTACATCAATACCCGTGTTTTTTATTTCTTCTATCTTTCTTTTACTTTTGATTTTGGAATATACATTTCTTGTCTAATATAAACATCTTCTGGGCATTCTTTTTCTCTAAATATAATTTCATTTCTTAAATTTTCATTTGCTAATTTTTTATATTTTTCTTTATCTTCTTCTAATTCCTTATATCTTGCTATAATATTATCTATTGCCTTAAAATATCTATTGTCATCATAATCGTTTTCTTTTTTTGCTTTTTCTACTATTTCTTCTAAAAATTTTATATCTTTATCTTCTTCCATTTAATCCTCCATAAATAAATTTTTAAATATTTTTTCTAACACATCTACTACAATACTATTTCCTGCTTGTTTATATAATTGTGTATTGCTTGTAGGTACATTCTGTGCTTTTTCAAAATCTTCATCACTAAATCCCATTAATCTCCAACATTCCTTTGGTGTTAATTTTCTAATTCTATATCCATCAAATAATCTTTGTGTATTATGATGAGGTTCTGTCAATGTTTGACTTATATCGCTTACTTTTTGATTATATAAATCCAAATTTAAAACTTTACCTTTTTCAAAACTAGTTTTTTCTATTAATAATTTAAGCCTTTTACATTTGGAATTTTCTACCCAATATTTTTCTTCTACATTATCTTCTAATATGTCTTTAAGTCTTAATTTAAGTTCTTCTTTTTCTGAAAACTTAAAATTGCCTTTGTCTATATCTTTTCTAATACTTATCGTATAAACTCTTTCTCTGTTTTGTGGTATTCCATAATCTTTTGCATTTAAAACTTGATAATAACTATTATACCCTAATGCGTTCATTGTATCTATGTAAGCATCAAAATTATGTTTATGCTTTTTACTTAACAAATTCTTTACGTTTTCCCATAATACATATTTAGGTCTAATCTGTCCTACAATTCTTATCGTTTCATACATTAAGCTACTTCTAGTTCCGCTACCTATATCTCCACCTGCTTGTTTTCCTGCTACACTGAAATCTTGGCAAGGACTTCCATGTGTGATTAAGTCTATATCTTCAAATATTTTATTGTATGTAGTTATATCTTGTGTTTCAAAATTAGTTCCATGAATTTCATTAAAACTTGCCATTGCATATTTATCTATTTCTACTGCATCTACTATTTCTAAATCAATTCCTAATCTTTTTAGTGCTACACTACAAGCTCCTATTCCTGCAAATAATTCTATAATTCTCATAATCTGTCAACTTCCTTTTGTAACTTCATATTATCCTCTTGTATATCTGCTAATTGACTTTTTTGTGCTTCTATTAAACTTTTTAAATCTTCATTTTCTCTATATAACCTTATTCCTTCGAAAATGAATTTTAAAGTTATTATTGTTTCTAAGGTAATAAAGAATATTAGTCCAAGTATAATTGCTATCCAAAGCGGTTTTTTTTGCTTTACAGCTATATAATTTACTTCGCCTTTTGGTTTCATTTGTTATTCCTCCTTTAATAATTCTGGATTATCATATATATTACCTATTACTTCATAATAATCTAATTCCCCATAACCATTTTCAGTTGCTAAATCATTAAAAAAATATTCTTTTTCATTCTTTTCCCTATAAAATCCGAAAGCTCCATCTATAAATTTAATTTGTCCTATTTCATCTTGTTTAAATCCAAAATCATAATTATGTTTATGTATTGTTACTATATCTCCTTCATATATTTCTTTTCCGTTTTTATCTTTTAGTCCTGTATATTGCATAAGAATAAATCCATCATCACGTTGTAATTGTATATCTTTGTCATTAATTATATCTTGCCCTTTTACCCATATAAGTTTTACTGTATTGTCATTAGGCTCTAAATAAAATCCTGTATTAAAAACTATTTCTGTAACCTGTCTCATTTTTTTAGATTTTTTATCCCAAGCTCTAAATTTTATCTCTCTCATCTTCCATAACCTCCTCTATTTCTTTCGTTAAATTCCATTTCTAAATCTTCTAATAATTCTTTTTGCTGTCTTTTCCATTTTTGTTCTGCTGTTTCTACTCCGAATTTTTTATACTTTTCTGCTATTTTCTTTTTCTTATATTCTTCATACTTCTGTTGTTCTTCTGGTGTCATAGGTTCTAGTTCTATATAACCTCTTTGTATTTCTTCTGGAAGTTCAATTTCAACTTCTTCATCTTGTTGTAATGGCTCTATTTCAATGCTTTTAGGTGTAACCTTTAGGCTTACACAATTTACATCAAAATTTGCTTTATATTCTCGTAACATATTATTTATTATTTCTTCGTCATCTCTTGGCAAACTGTGTAAATAACTATGTGGTAAAGCTGATAATAAAGCTCCATTTTCTGATTCTGCTTTTCCACCATTTTGCTTATGTCTTAAATGATGAAATGAAAGCATTTTCTCTAATGATTTTCTTTTACTGTTTGTGTATCTGCATTGCTCTTTATATTCTCTGTATGTTTTTATTTTTCTTTTTCGTGTTTTGTTTAATTCGTCTATTTGTTCTTCGATTCTTGCTTCTGTAAACATATCTTTTTTTCCGTAAATACTCTCTAAATCTTTTCTAGCACCTTTATTTGACTTACTCATTAGTTTCTCCTTATTTAATTATTTTTAATTCAAAATCTGGATACCTGTATTCAAACAGTTTTCTTTTTAACTTAAATACTTCTGTTTCTTTACCTTTTACATCTTCTATAATTATTTTGCCTTTTTCTATGTATTGAAAGTCTGCAATATATTCTATCTTTCTGTAAGTCTTTCCATTTTTCCTAAAGCTATCTTGTAATAAAAATCGTGGCTGTAATTCTAGATTCCTTATTTCTCCTGCTTTTTGTAATAAAACTAATTCTTTGTATCTCTTACTTTCGGCTATACTATCAAATACATACATATCTACTTGTGTTTTTTTGTTTCTGTATTTGTTCATTTGTACCTCCTATAATTTACTTAAATCTGTATCAAAACTTATTTGTCCGTTTGCTAATACTCCATTTAATCTGTCTAAACTTATTTTATGATATTCTGGATCTATTTCTATTCCTATAAATTGTCTGTCTAATTCTTTACAAGCTACACAAGTTGTTCCACTTCCACTGAAACAATCTAATACTATATCTCCTTTGTTACTTGAATTAATTATTAAGTTTTTTATTATAGATAATGGCTTTATTGTAGGGTGTTTATATTTCTTTTTATCTTCTACATTGCATTTAGTTGTCCAAACAGTTCTTTTTGTTTCAACTGTACTATTTAGTATAGTTCCTTTATTTCTAAACATTAAACAATATTCTTTATCGTTTAAATATGTATTATTAATTGTTGGTACTGGATTTGTTTTGTTCCAAATAAATATTTCAAACATATCTGCTTTATCTTCAAAATAATCTAAATACTGATGTATTTGTGCTTTATTACACCATATATATATATAGTTTTTAGCACTCTGCATAATTCATCTAAAATAGTTAAATCAATATTATTTATTAGATTTTTATTCTCTATTGTGTCTGTATATAAAATTTTCCTTTCTTTAAACATTCCAGTTCTTCTACTTTGATTATCTTGTATTAAATATGGAGGGTCAATAATTGCTAAATCAACACTATTATCTGGAATATCTTTAATTAATTCGTAACTATCTCCTAATGTTATTGTGTTTAACATATCTTCATACTTCATTTGCTTTCTCCCTATCTAAATCTATTTTCACTTGTTCTAAAATTATCTGTTCAAGTGTACAATATTTGCACTTTTGTACTCCTTTAAAGTTTTCATCTTCTAATTTGTTGCATCCCGCAAGCAATCTTTACATATTCCTTCGATTTGCTTATACATATCATCCCTCCTTATCTTCGACTATACTCTAATACATACTCCTGTTCTTCACGTTCTCTTATTTCTGTCATCTTTTTAGGTTTAAGCTCTGGATATTCTTTAAAAAATTGCCTTCTTTTTCTTGTTATACCTTCGAAACTTAAATTGCTAAATCTTATATCCATAAATTTACTTCCTGCTAATACTGGATCAAGTTTCTGTGCTACACGCATTATTAAGTAATTATCATTACTTCTTGCGTATTCATCTTCTAGTAATATTTCATATACTGTTTGTTTTATTTTCTTTCTCATAAATCTATCCTCCTTTGTAACTCATTAAATCTACAAATAATTTTTCTTGTTCTTCTAAACTTAATTTTTGATAATCTAAACTGTTTTTTATTTCTGATATTTTTTTTAGTTTTTGATTAAAATTTTCTGGCGGATTTTTTTTATATTTATTTAATAATAATAAATAAATATTATTATTTATTATATTATTGTTTGTGTTCAACTCGTTGTTGGAATTGTTGTTCAATCCGTTGTTGCATAAATTGGTATGTTGCCCAATTCACAATGGTTAGAGTTGTATATTTTGATGTGCAATGTCTTGTGCACATCGTTGTTGCTTCTAACTTCTTTAAAAATGCTCTTACTGTGTTTCTACTCCAACCCCATTCATGCGATAATTTAACCTCTGATGTAATTAATTGACCTGCTTTTAATTTAATTATTTGATTGTCAAATTCAATTTCTTTATCTTGATAACTTGCTTTAAATAATAATGATAACCATGCTTCAAATTGGCTGAATTTTCTCTTTTGTTTCCAGAGCCAATGTTCTTGTATTTTTCTATATAAACTTATCCAGCCTTCCATAGTTTCTCCTTCCTTTAAATATAGCTTATGCCATATCTTTTTATAAAATCTTCTTTTGTTTTTCCGTAAAATTCTTGCCATCTTTTTTGTGCTATTTTCTTCCATTTTTCGTTTAAATCTTTATCAAAATGTATTCCAGTACAACCATATTGGTTATGGTGGTATGATTCACATAATGGTATAACTAATCCATCTTCAATACTTAATCGTCTGTTTGCTGTTCCAAAAAATACTTCATGCTTATTTATTCCTGTTCTTCCACATTCAATACAATGTTCTAAATCATTTGTTATAATACTATATCTTTTCATATTTACTCCTTTAGGGCAGACGTGGCACTAACTCAATAATTCCTTACTCATGTTTGTTTGTTTATCAAATTAATGCCACAAACTTAATTACAACTCATATCGTATTGCTTCTATTTTCTTTTTTAAGGCATTTTGTTTTCCGTTCTATACTCTCGTATGCTTTTTTAAATCTAAATAGCTTACAATTAATTTCTGCAAGTTTCTGGCTATCTTCTTTTACATATTCCTTTGCCATTGCTTCAAAATAACTCATAGCTGGTGCTTTTTCTGTTTGTGTTTCTTGCCATTGTTTACGTTGCATATATATTTGTTTGTTTTCAGTTATTGAAATATTGTTTTTAAGTTCATCATATTGTAATTGTAAACGTGCGATCATTTCGCCTATTAAGTAATTCATATTTGAATATATTTCTATGTTCTTTGATATTTCAAATCCTGTATCTGTATTTTCTTGTAATGCTTTTTGTAAATTTGCGTATGTGTCTGCAATTTCTTTGCTATCTGCATTTTGAATTGTAAAAGGATTAAACATATATAACTTTTCAAAATCCATATTATTCTCCTTTTTTATAAACAAAAACTCGCATGTTTGTTCTTGCATTTTTAATAGCTAAACCTGTTATTACTTTGTCTGTTATTTGTATTGCTTCTACATAAAATTTATCTTTGCAAGTATAAATCACATTTCCATAATTATCTTTTCTTTTACTATCTTCTATTTTGCAATCTTCTGCTTTTATCCATATAAAAGGTGCTGTATACAGTTCCCTACCTATGCCCCAATTAAAACCTGCTCTTTTAAAGCTGTCACTTGCTAGTCCTTTTTCTTTTTCTGTAAAGCTCTCTGTTCCAGTATCTTCTTTACTAATCCATTGTCCTTTTTCTTTATCCCAAATTTCAATAATACAATTTGCATTATCTCTTAAATGTTTTCTTTGCCAATTCATGTTTCCAACTGTTTCATCTAATATATCCATATCAACTCTGGCATCTTTATATAACAATAAACTTAAACCATTTTGTTTTACTTGTGCTATCCTGCAATCTATTTCATCGGCTTTTAAATCTCTAAAAAAATATTCCATAATTCCTCCTAATTAATTTGTAAACTCGTATTTTGAGAATTTATTTTTACACCTTCAATTAATTCTCCTGTTTCTTTAAAATCGTTTATTATTTCTTTTTTATCCACTTGTATTGTTTGAATAAGTTTTTTATATTTGTTTGGTATTAAACTTTCGTCTATAATTTCAACACTTATAGGATTCTTTCTTATTGTCAATTTACCGCTTTCTGTTTCTATTTTTGAAATTTCATTTTCTTCTAATACCTGTTTTATTTTTTCTTTTAGTATTAAATATTGTACCTCTAAATACTTCCTTTTGCTTGATATTTCACGTTCTTGTGATTTTAATTTATATATTTCATCTTCTGTTGATAACAATATATTCATTAAATTATTTTGATTTTTTAAAACTAAATCTTTTATTTCTTCTTGTTCAATGCCTTGCATTTCCATTATTAATATTCCTCCATTTCTTCTTCATAAGCTGTTTGCAGTGGATCTAAAATCTTATAATCTAATCCGTAACTATCTATTATTGCATAAGCTACTTCTAATGCTTCATCTGCTGTTAGTTCTACTTTTCCTTTGTGTGTATTTAAATAAATTTTATGGTTTAAATCATACAATACTTTTGTTTCTAAAATTTCCACACTTGACATCTCCTTTTTTTCTTGCTATAATGTTATTGCAAGTATATTTTCTAGACTGCTTGACCTTTGTGTCGGCAGCCTTTATTTTTTTGTTGCTTTTGCAACTTTTTTCTTTGGTTTTTCTTCTGATTTCTTTGTTCTTGTCTTTTTAGTTTCTTTTAATTCCATATTAAATAATCTTATTCTGTAATCTGAGTTTTCATCTTCTAGGCTGTTTATAACTTCTTTTAAGCACTCTATTGTCATTCCTTGTTCTTTCATTACATCTCTTTGGTCGCCGATTAATTTGTCCCTGTTTTCTATTGCTATATATAAATTGTCTATTCTGTGATTTAATCTTTTAATTTCTTCGTCTTTATCATCTTTTCTAAAAAACATATTTCCACCTCCTATCTACAAAAATATAAAATAAACATTAAATTCCACATTATAATAAATGGTGTGTATAAAAATACAACTCTTCTTAATCTATACTTAAATTCTTTTTTCATTTGTTAATCCTCCTTAAAACTAAATCTTACTTTTCTTTCAAAACTTGTTCCTTGTTGTGTATCAGAATATTGTGTTAATCCTAAACAATCTCTTTTTACTGTATTAGGAGATACTCCCCAAAACTTTCCAGCTTGTCTATAGCTTCTAAATTCATGTCCTTTATTATCTTTAACTTCTTTTGCATTCCATCTTTTGAATTTTTTAACTAAAACACTTGCATTTGAATTTTCTTTTGCTGTTACCCATTCCAAATTACTGCTGGCATTATTACTCTTGTCAGAATCAATATGGTTTACATATATTTTTGTTTCTGGATTAGGATTCGGAATAAATGTTTCAGCAACAAGTCTATGAATGAAAAATTGTTTTATTTTTTTGTTTTTTGTTAATCCTACTCTGTAATATCCCCAAACTGTTGGCACTGGTTTTAATATTACTTCTTTATGTACATATCCAAATTGTAATTTTGTTGATTTAACTCTTCCTAAATTAGATATTTGATAATCTCCTTCGTAACCTTTAATGTCTTTCCAAACTTCTTTCAAGATTTCCCCCTTTCTCTTGCATAAAAAAACAAGCAATCTTTTCGATTGCTTGTTTAAATTATGACAAAATTATGTGAACAAATCTTAGATTTTGCGTAATGTAATATTTTTAAAAAACAAGCAATCTTCTTTTGATACCCCTATCTTATACCATTAAAATTTGCTTGTCAATACTTTTATGCAATTTTTTTAAAATAATTTTTATGAGATTTCCAAACCCTTCTCTTACTTGTGTTTGCGTGTTTTTCACAATTCTCAAAAACATCATATCCAGTTTTAAAATTTGATTTATTTTGCATTACTAATTTGTTATATAAATTCATTGCAATATAATCTCTAGTCCATAGTTCGTCTCCGTCATCATGTTGTGAATATATATTATGAAATATAAACATATATGTTTCCATTCCCTTAATTAAAAGTTCAAGTTCACATGGAATTAATTTAATATAAATATCATCAATTTTGTCATAATCAAGTTCATTCATATTAAAAACTTGCATTTTTACCTCCTTCAAATTTATATTTTAGCACAAAAACAATATTATGTCAACTGAAAGAAGGCGAGAGAGTATTTTAGCCATAAAAAATAAGCCTAGAGCAAATGCCCTAGGCTGTAAGGTTTGCGGACGCACGAAAATCGATTTTAAGCCGTTTTTATAATTTAGGAATATACTTATATGCCTTAAATTAGCTGTTTATAAGATTATTTACCCAAATTTCTAAATCTTTATAATATCCAATCTCCATATTAGGATTTAAACTTGCTTCTGCTGTATAATGTGTTACTTCTTTGTAAGTGCCGTCTGATATTATTTCATCTATTACATTTTGTTGTTCTGTTGTATAAGGTACTATTTCTTCTGTCGTTCTAGCTCCGTATATCTCTAGCGGTGTGCTATTTAAAAATGATTTAATTTTATCTAGGGTTGTACTTCCTGTTTGACTATCTATTGTTGTTTTATTAATTTTGAATACCAAATTGTTATTTGTTAGATAATAGCTTTCTTCGTTAGCACTATAACTATAATTAATTTTTTTCAAAATGTTACATTTTCCTTTTCCAGTTCTAGTAATGTTAGCCAAATTTGAAGTGGCAATTTGAAAAATGTAGGTATCAGTTGTTGAACCAATATAGCTACTTAAAGCAGTTGATGTTCCGTCATAAACCTCTTTTGTATTTAAGTTGTGTATTCCGTTTACTTCAGTCGCAGTATCTTCATATAATACTTGACCTTCAGAAAGAGGGAAGTTGTATGTTTTTTCTGCGTGTGGAATATAATCAGGCATTGTTTGAGCTGTATATTCTCCTTCTACTAATTGAATTTCTGTTAAATCTACTGTACCAGCATTTGTATTTGGATAACCTATATAATACCATATTCGATAATTTGTTCCTGTTCCTGTTTCAAAAGAAACAAAATCAGTCTTCAAATTAGTTGAAACTATGACAACATTATTATCTAAATCTTTAATTTGCCAACCCCAATTTTGATTTTCTGCTGATATACCCCAAACAGATTTACAACTTAATGTGTATTTTGTATTAGGTTTTAATTTTAAATCATTTCCTTGTGTTGAAACAGCATATCCATTTGTATTTGTTAATCTAATTCCATTTTCAATAACTGATACTGTAAGACTTTCACTTATGCTATGTAAAAGCCAATTGTAATCTAATAAATTCTTGTTGCATTTCTTTATTTGTATACAACCATAAGGAACATAAGCTGGTAATGTTTGAGCTGTATATTCTCCTTCTAGCAACATAAGTTTCAATGTTCCAATTATTTCTGACATAGTTGTTCCACTCTTGTATAAAGACCATTTTAAATATTGTGTTGTAGCTCCTGTTGTCATAGTTAATAAATTTGCATTACCAGATGTTTCTTTTCTTGGACTTATAAAAGTTTTGTCTTTGTCATATTCATATAACCTTAATGTAATTTCTACATCAGAAGAAATTGTATATTTTGTATTTGGCTTTACTTTAATATATTCTGTACTTCTCCAAAGTGTTGAGCCATTAACTAAATTTCCAGAAGTATCTATTCCACCTTCTTCACTATTTGCTTTGTTTAATTTATTTATTCCTTCTACATTTTTTATCTCTTGTGAATATGTTGGAGATGGACTTGGAAGTCCACCGAGTATATCTTTCCCATTCATCTGTTGAATTTCTAACTATTCTAAAGTCTGTTAAAATACATTGTGCTGTTTCTCCAGAATTGTATCTATTGCCATACAAAATAACTGTACTGTCTAAAATTTCTTGTGTAATAGTTAATGATGTTCCATTATTCCAAGTTATTGCAGAGCCATCAAGATAAATAAAATTGTTATAACTTGTACCTAAATTTCTTGTGAAAAATAGATATACTGTATCTCCTACTTGTAATTGAGGACACAAAGTTGAAAGATGCCTTCCTGTACTAGTATAACCATTTCCTGATGTTAAAACCGCTATTTTTATTGTTTTTCCATTATCATCTGAAGTTATACTTGTTGAATTATTTTTGCTAATATCAAATAATTGCTTTCCAGTTGTACTAAACTGCTCTGTCTTTCCCTTTAAAACAAATTTCTTTAATGGTAAATCAGCACTATCGTTCATTGTTGCTGGGTTTGTGTTTGTACTTCCTTTTGGGGTGTTTGCTAAAATACGATTTTGTCTTTCTATTACTTCATCTAATTGAGCTTGGGTTACTTCGCCATCTTCTCCATTTGTTACTTCATAGGTTGTTGTTGTTCCATTTGTATATGTGATAGTATATGTATCTACTAAACCACTTGTACTTGTTTTAACTATACTTGCTATTCCATTTCCTGTATCTCCCTGTGGTCCTTGAATACCTTGTATTCCCTGTGGTCCTTGTGGACCTTGTATACCTTGTGGTCCTTGCTCTCCTTGAATACCAGTCGCACCAGAAAAGTCAGTTATAAATATCCATTCTTCTTCGCCTCTTGTATAAAGTTTAGCATTATCTTCTACTTCTACTGTTGAAGCTATCATTACATAATCGCCAACTTGCATATTGTCAAAGTCTGCGTTCATTTCTGCAACACTTGAATAGGTTTTCTTAATTGTAAATGCCTCGCCTTGTGGTCCCATTGGTCCTTGTTCTCCGTTGTATTCCTTGCTCTCCTTGTGGTCCGTTGTGGTCCTACTGGTCCTTGTGGTCCTATTGGACCTTGTTCGCCATCATATATTTCAACACTTTCTTCTGTTCCATCTTTTTTTGTAACAATTACAGTTGCTGTGTTATCTTCTTTGCTTAAACTAATATCCAAATTATCCATTTGATTAAGTTTTGCATTTGCTTGTTCTATCCACAACTCATAACCTTCTGGAGCTTCATTTACTGCATTTATTGAAGGTCTACATCTTAAATAAAATATATTGCTCTTAAATACTGGGATTTCTTCTTCGTTTGTTCCTTCTGTTATTACTAATTGGAATTGTATTTTCCCTTCTGTTTCTTCTTGATATATTGTTATAACATTCTTTACTGGTATTGTATATGTTTCATTTTCTTTTGTTAGTATTATATAATTCTTTGTTCCTTCTATTTCATACTCTAATCTAGCTTGACCATTTACAAATTCATCAAATGTAAACACTAAATTCTCTTGTAAGTTTTCGTGGTCATTTCCTAAATACACTTGACTTAATTCTACTTTTCTTGTTTTTTTCTCAATATTAATTATCATATCACTCATATTTCTTTCCTCCTATAAAAAAGAGTTGCTTTATTGCAACCCTTTTATCTATACCAATATATATTTATGTATGCTTCTTTTCCTGCTTTTGCTAAATTACCAGTTGCATCTGGAACATAAACCTTATCAACTTCTTCGCTCACATTTTGTACTATTTTTACTTTTGTTCCTTTTAGGTAATCATAGCTTGTTCCTGTTAAGTTTGGATTACTCCATAGTTTTACATTAGCTTTTAAATATCTATATTCTCCTACTGTATTTCTTCCAACTGGTCTTTTGTCAGACAAGTATTGAGTAGATACCCAACCATCCATTGGACTGTCAATTTTGCTCCATCCTCCAGAATGGTCTATTACATTTACTTGTGTTCCTTTTTGTAGTTGTGCTATTACGTTTCCGTTTGGATTATCTCTTACGTTTAATGGTAATGAGTTTGTATTTACATACATTGTATTTGTTGTAGGTGTTTTCCAATGCACATCTCCTATTGCTGGATTTATAATACAACCTTGGAATTTATATCTGCTTGACATTCCCCATCTACCATTGTCATTAGTACGAATTGCATTATAAAAGGCACTTCCGCTATAAGCACTTTCAGAAGTATATATTTTATTTCCACTATCTATACGTTCTACTATTGCAACGTGTCCGCAATTATTTGTTCCACCTTCCCAGCACATTATTCCGCCTAATACTGGATAACTAACAACTTTTAAATTATAATCTCTTGGACCTCTTATAACAAATCCACTTGCATTACATGTCATTTGATATTCAATAATATCTTTTCCTATAATCTCTGCAAATCTTCCGTTTGCATATCCGTACACAGTTAGCTAATACATTTGCTCCTGCTTTTGTAGGTTTACCTTGTATTGCTCCATTCCATCCTCCACTTGATTGCATAATATAATATTTGTTATTGTTTGGGCATACTGTTCTAATCTGCATTTTCAACAACTCCTTCCTCTACTAAATTTTCAATAGTATCTTCATTTACTAATGTTTGTAATTCTTTATCTTCCATTACTCCTCATCTCCTTTAAATAATTTTAAATTGTGTACTAAATCATAAACTCCACCAGCAAACAATCCGCTTACTGCTATTGAAGCCTTAAAGTCTTTAGTAATTATCCAATTAAATATTGCTATTAGTATTCCTATTACTAAGTTTTGAATAGGAATTACTTTCTTTTTGTCTATGTTTGGATATTGTTTAATTATTTGTCCTGCTATTAATGTTACAAATACTGTAATAACTTCTGTAAAATAATTAATTAGCATATTTTCTCCTTTCCAAAAAATAAAGAAGTGTTTTTACACTCCTTTACTTCTTAAATATAAATCTACTACACGATTTATTGAATCATTGCTTAATGCAGTTAATTCGCATAAATCTTCATAGTCAAATATTTCTTCTCCGTCTTGATTAGTATGTCCGTTTTCATACAACCAAACGTGCATAAGTTCATGTTTTAACGTAAGTAGCATTTGCTCTGGTGTATTATATTCAATAAATATGTCTGTTGTTATATAATCTGACCTTCCTACATAACTTTTTAAGCCGTCAATTTTATCTACATCATAAATTGTATAAACTTTATTGTTTATAGTAAAACTGCATATTTCTTTCATTTTATTTGTCCATCATTTGTTTTAAGTGATGATAGTTTTCTTTTTCAGCCTGTGCTACTTTCATTATTACATTTTTTTCTTGTGGATTTGTTACCATTTCAGATATATCTTCTAAAGTTCTGTAACCTTCTCTCATATCTTCAACAGCCATTTCTAATTCTTCATAATAGTCACCACGATAATTTCTATAACTTCTGTTGTTTATTTTTCCACCTCTGCGATCATATTCTCTTGTTCTATAATCTTCTCTGTAATCATCTCTGTAATTTCCGCTATCTCTATAATTTCTATAATCACGATAACTTCTATATCCATGTTCCGCTTCATCGTAGTATCTATTATCATAATCTCTAGTGTTCATTTCGTTCATATTAGCTCTCCTTTCTATTCTGGTATAGTAGTGTAATATAAGTAAACTTTATCTCTTTTTGCATCTTCATCATTTATAAAATCACTTGCAAATTGTACATACATTTCTATATTATCCCTAAAAAGATTATTATAATCATTATACGCACTATTCATAACTATATAAAAATCAGGCTCTCTAAAGTTTAACCCAAAATCTCTTTGTATATTCGATGTTTCTTCTATTCTCCATTTCTCCCCAAATGGTCGCATTTTTTTTACAATGTCTTTTGCCATTTCTTCATTAAGTACACAACCATAAGCCATTTCATATAGTTTCATTTCGTATTTCTTATATTCTTCTGGATAATATTCTTTCATATCTTCTAATGTATCTTCAAGCATATCAGAAAGTTCTTGCATATCTTCTACTCTACCATTGTTTACTATTGTTTCTATAATTTCTTCTATATCCATTTTAGCCTCCTTTTAGAAGTTTTATTATTTCTTCATTTTGTTTTATTATCTTATCTAATAAGTTGTCTTGATGTTTTAGGTACTTCATTAAGTCAGTATTATTAAAGTCTGTTACTAATATTTGATAACTCATTATTTGTAATAAGTTAGATAAAACCTCTAAATTATGTTCAAAGTTATTCATTATGCAAGTCTTTCAATATTAATGTTTGCATTTTTTATAATTGGTATTTCAGTATCTGTTACTACTGGCGTTGCACCACCAGAATATACTATTGTTGGAACACTATTAATACTTAAGTTTACAGTTCCTTTGCAGCATACTCTTATTTTTTTATTGAATCCAATGTTTGCAAATTCTCCAGCTGTTGCAATTGCTTCGTCCATTTCTGTTCCGAGGTACTTGTACTCCATCAGCAAAAAGTGCTAGTCCGTACTTGTCCGAGCAGTTGCACTTGTTACATTTGCATTAAATGTTACTTCGTATGTTCCACCCTCTAAAATGCTAAATAATGCACTTCCTTCGTTATGGTTCATAAAACCTTGACAATTTATTGCACATCTTGTTCTTAAATCAACTTGTGCAAATGGTAAAGAAGCTGTATTCGATGTTAATGTTATTTCTGGTTCTTGTATTGCTTGTATTACTCCATTCATGTTTTCTCCTCCTTATCTGTAAAAAAGAGAATAAGCTACTTGCCTATTCTCTATGTTAGCAAGTTCTCGTAATCGAGTGTGTCTATCGACTTTTTGCTATACTATTGTGCTTCCAAATGTGTTTCCGCAACCGCATCCATTATTGTTGCAAGTGAATATTGGTGTTCTTCCATAAACTGGTGTACTTGGTACAGGACAGTTAGAAAGTCTGTTATATAAAGCATCAACTTCATTTGCAAATCCTTGTGAAATAAATGCGTTTTGTGCTATCTGACTTGCTTTTAGATCAGCCATGTCTAGTTGTCTTTGTAAGTCTAGGATTTTTTCATTTTTAGCATCAATTTTGTCATTGCATAATTGGTCTAAAATTCTTTGAGTGTTAGCTGTTTGGTTAATAAGAACATCTTTTAATCCATCTGCTAAAGCTGCTCTATCTGCACAGTTTTCGCTTAATATTGTTGAGTTTAAACCTGCTATTCCTAGTCTATTGTCAGCACTTGCGTTTGCTAATTGTGTACTTAATGCAAAGTTTTGTTGCATATCAGCCATTTGTCTGTTGTTTGCAGCTATTTCTGAATTGTAGAAACCATTTGAAATTGTACTTGTTATATCTCCACAGCAATTACATAATTGGTTAGATAATGAATTGATTCCATTGCTTATAGAGTCTATTTGGTTGCTTAAATGTAATGTGTTAAATCCTTGGTTTGTGTTTTGCATAATTTCTTTTTGTCCGTTTGATAACCATGCGTAGTCATTGTTAAAACCTCCGAAACCACCAAATCCACCATTACCATTATTTCCCCAACCAAATAAGATTAGTAGAATAATTATCCAAGACCAGTCTCCATTTCCACCAAAACCGCTGTTTCCAAATCCACCACCGTATGGGAATACTGGATAACCATAATTTCTGTCTGTGTTGCCTACAACTGCTGCAACATCTGCTGGACTCATATTATCGTTCATAGTGTGTCCTCCTTTCCATAAATCTATAATAACTTTAAAAAATTATTACCTATTTCATATTTTGTAATTGACTTAAAAAGCTTTCAGGTACTCCATAATTTTTCGCTTGTTCTAATAGATTTTGTTTTTGTTCAGGAGTTGCACTAGTCATAAACTGATTAATAAATGCCTGTCGATTACCATTACTTTTCATTAAATCTTGAGCTATTTGAAACCCTTGAGGATTTTTTGTTTGTAACTTGTTCATTAACATCTGTGATATTTGTGCTATTTGATTCATGCTTAATCATACCTTTCATTTCTTCAATTTGTTTTTTTAAATTAAAGATTTCTTTATCTTTCTCATCCATTTCAACTACTTCTACTGTATTAAACGTTCTTACATTTCCGTTTATATCTTTTACCCACATAACAGAAAAGTCTTTGTTTACAAATATTCCTGTTTTAGTTACAAATGTGTTTCGTACTTCATTTATGTTATTTGCATATTTACTTTCTAATTCGTTGTTTGTGGGATTTGGTGCCAATTGAAAATTTTGCGTTATTGGCTGTGGTTGAACTTGATTTTGTTGTAAAGAACGTAATTGACTATCTATTCTGTCACGCATATTTTGTAATTCTTGGAATTGAAATTGATTATTGTACATAGGATAATTCATAATATAACTCCTTAATCTATTAAAACTACAAGAAAAGAAGATACCTGAGCAGAGTTTCTCGTGTACATACTTAAACTCTCTTTTTTCATTTCTCGTATCTCCTTTCTTAATTTAATTCTACTAAATTAAGAAGAAATAAAAGGTTCAAATTAAGTTCAAAAAAAGACCACTCTTTTTAGAGTAGTCTTAATATTTTTTTCTTTATTTGTTTTATTCTTCGCTTTACTGTACTTTCTGACATATTCATGTTCATTGATATATATACTATTGTTTGTCTGCCGTATTTACTAGTAAGCATATTGAATATTTTTTCTTGTTCTTCCGTAAAATTTGCATTTTCTAATATATAATTTAATTCAGGTTTTGTAAAATTAAATTTAACGTTTTTTAATTCTTTTTGTGACATTTGTTCTTTTTGGGGAGTTTCCATTAATTCTCCTCCTTGTTGATGTTGTTGTTATTTTTTTACTTTGAAACATTTTCAATATTATCACTCTCCTTACATATAAAAAAACAAGTATTTCTACTTGTTTTGTATAATTTATTTAATTAATAGTTTGTGTGAAATTTGTATTTGTTGGTGTGTCAATATCTTCAACATACTGTGTGGTTGTTTCTTCTGTTTCCAAAACAGTTTCAAATTGTGATTCATAGATTAACCATCCTATATTTGTTGCAAATAACATGATTAATACTACTATAAATGCTATAAACCATCTTTTACTTGTTTTCTTTAGTTCTTTTAGCATTTCCATTGCTAAAGTGTTTTGTTCAAATTTTTCTCGTACGTTATCAAGTTTTTGTTCCACCCTTAAAAGTGGTTCATCATTTGGAATATAATTTTCTTCTTTCATAATCTCTCCTTACTTATGATAAGCTTTAACGTGTTCTGCAATAGCTTCTTTTATTTTTCCGTCAACTTCTTTATGGTCGCTTTTAAGTTCGTTTATCATTTCCTTAATTGATGCAATTTCCGTTCTCATCTCTCCTATAAATTGACCGCAAAGTCATACCATCGTCTTTTCCAGATTTTTTTTGACCTATAATAAAACTTACTATTCCTATTATGCACGTTATTAAACTTATTATAACTACTAATTCAACTGTCATAATTTTATTACCTCACTTAATTATATCATATCTTTTGTAAAAAATCAACTTGCATATTTAAACCCAACAACTTTATATGGTATTAATACATTGTTATTTACATCTCCGTTAATATAACCTGCTCCAACATCTAAACCATTAATTGAAACATCTATACGTCTAAACCATGACCTAACATTTCCAGATGAATAGTCAGTATATTTTAGCTCGCTTGGTATATCAATATTTACTTCCATTAATATTGATAATGCTCTGCTATCTAATGCCTTATTTCTAAATGCAAATACTATTATATAATCATAAGTTGAAAGCATTGGAATACTTATAGTTTGTGGAGAAAGTGAGGTATTTCCTTCATTATGCCATAATACTTTTCCTTTCCCTAAATTATTTAAAATGTCTGTTTGTAGTTTATTTAAGTTTTCTGCATTTATTGGAGTAGTGCCAGAATATTCTGGCATTACTACTGGATATTCAGTACCATTTATTACTACATAAGCACCTTTAAGAAGTGTTCCATCTTCAAAATTTACCATTGTTTATCCCCTTTCGTATTTTATTTTTAAATTTAAGTTTCCCACTTGTGAAAGTGGTATTGCTTGATAATAACATAAGCCTGTATCTGTTGGTGTACTTATTACGTTCTCATATGTTCCAGAATGTACATTTTGCCATACTTTATACTTAACAACCAAATATTTATAATTTGTTTTTATCGGATACAAATCACTATCTGGATAAATATTGTTGTCTGGCAGTAATTTTTTGTTTGACAATATATTTTCAAGTCCTTCAATTGTAATTTCATTATCAGTTATATTCAGTGTCAAATCTGTTCCAACAATTAATTCTTCGTTTATATAATCTTTATAGTTTGATAAACCTACGCTGTAAATTATACCATAGCCGTTGTCATAAAATGATTTCCATGTAGTATGACTATCATCTTCATATATGTTGGGTTGAAATATTATTTGTGGTGTTCCATAAGGTGCTAAATGTGCAGGTGCATTTACGAAACTACTATTTGAATAAAACTCAGCGTCGCTTGAAATAATATCTCGTCTTGTAATCACTAATTCTTGGTTTTCCTGCAAATATATTTCATAATTTGACGTATCTAATATTGCACATACTGGAAATTTTGTTTCATAACTTTCGTCGCTTTCAGCACTTGAATTAAAACCAATAGCTGTTATTTTTCTGCCATAATACTGAGTTAAATCATCATTTGTCGTTCCGCTTATATAATCATAAATTAAATCAAAATTATTATATTGATATTCAATTGTAACTTGATTGTTATTCATTTCTTGACTATATTGAGTATTTGATACTAACCCTATATTAAAGTCTTGATTATGAATAACTGAGTTTTCTGTTATATTTTCAAATGGAACGTCAAATTTAAACAAACAACATTTTAATTGTTTTAATAATTGTGTTTGCCCTATGCCTTGCTCATCAATTTGAGCTTGTGCAAATCTTTTTAAATACTCATTCAAAATTAAGTTTTGGAAGTCGAATTTTTTATTACCTAATTCAATTCGTATTAAATCGTTTCTTATTCTCATTATTCAACCTCCTCTATCTCATGAACTTCGTTTATTTGCTCTTCTACAAATTCACTTAATATAACCGAATTTAAAGCGTCGCTTTGTGCTTGTGTTTCAGAAGGTCTAAATAAATCGATGAATGTTGAAAGCATATCTGCATTCTTTAACGTAATTTTCCATATTTGCTTTAATTCATTATTATATGTATATTGAATACTTTTTACCGCATAATTGCCATTGATGAAAAAACTAGGAGCATTAATTGTTACAATATCTCCTAATTTTAGATTTTGATTTACATCGTATTCTAATTCAATTTGATTTACTACATTTGAATTTTGAACAATTAAACTTCTTGCATATTCTATTAATTGAGTTGTAGTTGTCCATTTTTCTTCATAATCAATAGTTTTTTCAATTTGCCCTGTTTTACTTATTATTCCTTTTAGCTTTTCAATTTCAGCAGAATACATAAAACGCATTGTTGTATAACGTAATCCAGTTAAAGTTCTAAAATACGTTATTCTTGCACTACTATTATAATTCCATTTAAAACCAGTAATAAGATTAGGGAAAAATGTATCCCTTATTAAAATTATTTCTCCCTCTGTTTCGTCATCACTAAAAGTTATGTTTCCTATTGTAACGAACTTATCATAATTAGCAGAACCTTGTGTTTCGTCTAATCCTATTCTATATTGTCTTGTAGAGCCACCACTTAATGTTACAACTATATTTAAGCAATCATAATAAGGCTCTTGCGTTGGAAAATTACCTTCTTCTACTACTTTTCTTAATTGTTCTTCGTCTACAATTATAGGATTACTAAAATATATAGCGTCTCCATTTTTTATTTGCTTGTTGTAAGCAACAATAGGATAGCCTGTTGTTTGATGAAAGCTATTTGTTAATTGTGGGTATATTAATCGCACATTTTTAAAATTAATTGCGTTTGCATAATCTACGTTTTGAATTTCTGGCTGTAATTGTAGTAAGCCTTGTTCTTCAACGTTCTCGTTGATAACTTTTTTTGCAGGCAATCCAAACAAATAATCTATTGAATATACAAAGATTTCTTTATTTTCATTAATATACCAAAAAATATTTCTTTTTAAACAGATTGTATTCATGCAATTTTCAATTGTTTCTAATAAAAAATTAGTTGTTATTTGTCCGTCTGTTATAAAAATATCTTTAATTGTAAAGCCGTCGTTTATTAATGGCTGTAATATTCTTGTTATAGCACTACTTAATGTATAAGTACCAATTAAAGATATTGTCCTTTTTGTTGCTAGTTTAAGCGGAGAAAGCAAAGTAATTATTAATTCTCTGTATTCGTTTTTCATTTCCATTTTGCTTAACTTAATGCTATCAACAAAACCTGTAAATAATATGTTATCATCTTCAATTATTTTTATTTCTTGGAATTTATACGGAATATCTGCTATTGTATATCCCGTAAAATCAATTCTAAAACTATTAAACGTTACTTCGGTGCTTGATAATTTAATTGAAAATTTATCAATAATTCTAAATGATTTATTGTTGTAAACTAATCTAATCATTAATAAGCACCTGCCCCTCTTAATGTTCTTGTAACAACAGGGGTTATTACTTGTCCAACTTTTTCACTATCCATTATAATATCGCCTTGATCTAAACTAATATTTGCATTTAGTATTCTTCCTACATTTGCATTTGTACTTATGTTTGTACTTAATTTTTGAGTTTCAAAATCTACTGCCGTTTTCATTTGTTTATATACTTTTGCAAGATTTTCTTCAAATCCTTTTCCTAAACCTAATGCTAAAAATTTTCCTATCTCATTTTCAAATACCTTAGATGGAGAGTGTATTCCAAAAATACCTTTAAATCCATCTACTAAGTTGTCTCCTAGTTCTTTACATTTATCTTGTAACCATTTCCATGTATCTTTAATTCCTTGCCATAATCCTTCAACAAGTTCCTTACCAACATCTGCAATTGAAGAAATCCCATCAATTAATCCGTCAACTATGGCTGTAATTAAGTCCCATGCCATATCTCCTAATTTTCCTATTCCAGATATAACACCTTCAATTAATTTCTCTAATATTTGAATACCTGCTTCAATAATCTTAGGGAAATTTCTAATTAATGCAGTTACTAACTTTATTATAATTTCTGGTGCTTTTTCAATCAATGTAGGCAATGCTTCTACTATTCCATCTATTAAAGCCATTATTAATTCAATTCCAGTATCTATAATCATGTCTATATTATTAAGTAAAGTTTCAACTATTGTTATAATACATTTTATCGCTTCTGGAATTAATTTAGGTAATGCTTGTGTAATTCCGCTGTATCAATTGAACAACAGCTTTTAATCCTACTTCTATTATTTGTGGTAAATAACTTACTAAGCCTGTTATTAAGGTTTGAACAATTTGAAATGCAGTTTCAATTAATATTGGGAAGTTGTTTAATATCGCTGTTGCAAATTCTTGAATTAAAACGCCTCCAAATTCCAATAAGTCAGGCATTGCTTCTGTTATACCAGCAATTATATCTGGAACTGCGTCTTTTGCAATTCTTAACACATTTTTAGCAAACGTTGAAAATGATTTTACAAATTGATTTAAATCTCCTGCTCCACTTAGAAAGTTTTTCCAGCTTGCTTGCATTGAAGCAAAACTTCCTTGTAATGTATCTTGTGCTTCTTTTGCTGTTGTTCCTGTTACCCCTAATTCTTCTTGCACAACGTGAATAGCTTCATATACATCACTTAAATTAGAAATATCGTAATGAACTCCTGACAATTGTTCTGCATCTGCCAAAAGTCTTTCCATTTCAGTTTTTGTTCCGTCCATAACCTAGTTTTAAGTTGTCTAGTAATGTATAATTTTGTTTTGCAAAGCCTTGATATGCAGCTTGTATTGATGCCATATCTGTTCCGAATGTATTTGCATTATCTGCCATATCTTGCATCGCCATATCAGCTATATCTGCTGCTTTTTGTGTGTCTCCTGCAACACTTTGTAATAATGATGCACTAAACGAAGTTACATTTTCCATATATTCAGAAGCACTTATTCCAACTGTTTCAAATGCTCTATTTGCATTTTCTATTACCTTGTCAGCACTATCTCCAAAAAGTTTATTTACACCGCCAATTTGTTGTTCTATTTCTCCTCTTGCTGTTACACTTGCAGCAACTAGTCCTGTAAACGCAGTTGAAACAGCTCCTATACCCACAGCAATTCCCTTTAATGCTTTATTCGCTGTATCTCCCAACTTTGATAATCCACTTTTAAAGCCTTTATCGTTTAATTCCGTATCTATTACTACTGAACCATCTGCCATTTTATTTCCTTTCTAAACTTACCAAAAAGCTTTCCCAAAATCTGCTTCTTTTTCTTCTTGCGTTCTCATATCTGGCAAAGCATATATTTTTTTAAGTTTTTTATATCGTGCTTTTTCTTCTTTGTCTTTTATTTTTGTTAAATCCATTGCTCTATAACCCATTATTTCAACTATTTTATTATTTTCTTTTAAGCCTTTAAATAAAGCCTTGAACTTCCACCAATGCAAGTTTTCTGTGTTTAAATCAATATTATATTGGTCTTTAAATGCACTATATATATATTCATCGTCAAATTCATAGCTATAAATTTGTTTTACATTATCTTCTTTAGTTTGTTTCGTTGCAACTTCTCTTTCTCCACATTTATAAAACCATATAAGATCCTGTACTGCTTTTTTTACATCTTTAATTTCATCATAATATAAATTTAAAGCAAGTCTTATTTTATCTTCTTCTTTTATGTTTCTGTCTTGCATTAATAATTCAAATTTAATACTTTCTCTAAAGTCTGTTCGTATTTTTAAGCCACTTGGTGTTATTTCTGGCAATTCATCTAACAAAATATTAATTCTCATTTTTTAGGTTGATACCTTTCATACATTGATTCTAAATCATTAGAATATTTTATTTTTTCAGCCATAATATCTTCAAATACTTTTATATGGTCTTTTAAATTGTTTTTGCCATCGAATAACTTTTCTGATATTCCTTCGCCAAATACTTCATCTAAAAACTCATTTATTATCTTACACTCAAGTCTAATATCTTCTGACATTGATAATTCTTTGCCTTTATATTCTTCTAATTTTTCTACTACTTTTTTTGTGGCATTTTCTAATCTTTCGACATCATCAGCATCTAAAAAATCAAAATTTACTTCTAAATCTTTTATTTTCATAGTTCCTCCTAAATAAAAAAGGCAGGTTATTGCCCTGCCTTTATCTAAACACTACTTGATGGTGTAAATGTTGCTGTCATTCCATCTGCTGATACTGTTGCTGTTCCTTTTGTTATTTCTCCGTATGCGTGGAATGTTCCAGAATATGTATAAGCATCTGTTGAATCTCCATCTGCATCTGGAATTACACTATATGTTCTTAATCTTGCTTCATGTGTAATCATATCTACTGTTACTATATCAACTGTTTCTCCAACTAATTCATCATCGTGTACTTCTGCAATTTTATCGTGAATAGCATTTCCTACTATTCTGTCGAAGTTGTATTCTATTTCTGGAGAAAATCCTGTAACTGTACTTCTTTCTGTTTTTTCATCTACATATCTTCTATCATAAGTGCTAGAATTTAAAGATTTTCCAGCAGATGTAAAACCTTGCATTCTTGTATATACAGGAGAACTAGATGTTCCAGTATTCATAAAATTAACTTTATCGGCTCTATTATATATTTGCATTGTTTTCCTCCTTACAAAAAATTAAGCTACCTATACACTCTCTGGAAGTGAATTAGATAGTTCATAATATATAAAATTCATTTGTATAATATAAATTGCTGTTGTATCTGTCTTTTGTATAATGTAACTTGGACTTGTACACTCTATTGAAAAAGCACCATCAATTTGAGGTAAATTTCTCAACATTTGCTGTCTTTCTATCCAATCAATAAAATCTTCTCCAAACTTCGAATTAGCAAGATTACTTACAACTCTACTAGACAAAGGAGCTGTTACTGTAAAATCAAATGTAATTTGTTTTTTTCCACCATATCCATCAACGTACTTTTGCACAATTGGTGTTGTGGGTGTTCTATCAATAGAATATGAATAAACTTCATCTTTTAAATAGTCAACGTTTATTTTGTCGCCATCTAAAAGAGGACAGGTTTCTATATATTCTTTTATTAATTCCATTTTAGATTTTGCCATTATTTGCCTCCTCGTTTAATATAATTGTTAATATCTCTTATTAATTCGCCTTTCTTATCATTTAGCATACGTTTTTCCCATTCTGCCCCTCTTTTAGGTGCTCCTTGATACTTTATAGATTTATTGCTAATTGACCTTTTTACACCTTTAGGCTTACTTGCTCCAACTGCAACTTTGCCTTTGTACATATAATGAGCATACTGTTGAACGTATTTAATTGAATGGTTATTTGGATAAGTTTTATTGTTTTTTAATGTACCTGTATCCATAGGAATATAAGCATCGCTTAATCTATCAACATCATCTCGTAAAAACTTTGTTACAGCACCATCTTTGTTAAGTTCATGGTCTTTTATAATCTTATTAATGCTATTCATTTTAAATCGCATATTAAAATTCATTATTCACTAACTCCTATTTTATAGTGCTGTAATTTTCCTTTACGATTATCATCTACACTTACTACTTTAAATAATTGATATTTTTTAATTAGTGTTCTTTCATCAAATTCATCTTTTACAAATCCTTCAATTACATAATCGCCTTTTTTTATATTAATCTTTTTAGTAGTAGGTATAGTTATTGAGCCTGTACTTCCTTTTTCAAGTCCGTTTATCTATTACGTTATATTTTTCATCATGTCTAAAGTAAACTGGCTTAAAATGAATCCTCGTTACATTCTCGCCATCTATAAAATGATATACAGTAATTTGGTGTATAAAAAAGGGGCTATTCACAAAGAATCACCCCTCTTGTTCTTCTTTTTGTGTTTGTAAGATATAAGCTCAATATATCACTTATAGATTTATTTGTTTCTTTGTCTATTTCTTCATCTGTTTTATACGATTCACTCCAACCTTCTATGCTTGTACTGCTTAAATTTCCAATTTCAGCTTTAGTATTTCCGCTATTGCTTAATATTTGTACTATTTTAGCAGTTGCAAATTTAACTTCTTCGGAAGGTGTATCTACTATATAGCTTTTATTTATTATATAGCTTGCTTGAATCGCTAATTCAGTAAAATTGCTAGGTACACTTTCAGCATCTAACAATCTTATATAATCATCGTCAGTTATATATTGAAGCATACCTTAACCTCCTTAAACAGAAGCATTTGGAACAATTGCAGCAAATGGAAATCTTGTTTCTGTATCATTTTCTGCATTAATTGGGTTAGGAATTTCCCAACCTAATCTCATTGTTACTCTTAATGCAACCATGTCATCTTGTGCTAGGTTGTAAACTATATCTCCACTTGTAGGATCTTGAATTACAGCTTGGTCTAATACTTTGTATGTAATATCTTGTCTTATAGCATAAACTGCTTCATTAAAGTTTCCAACTATTGCTTTTGCTTCTGTTTTATCCCAAGAACCATTATCAACATAAGCTTTTGGTAATTCTCCAATTTCTGTTCCTTTTATAGGTTGTCCGTTGTTGTCAAGCATCATTCTAAATGCACCTTTTAATCCAACTCCACCTAATATTCCTGTTACTTCATATCCAGACTCTTCAACTTTAACCATTGCATCGTTAATGTCTGTATATAAGCTATTTGTTTCTGTTACTGTTGCTCCAGCATCAACTACTGATGGAAGTATTCCTTTTCTCCAAGAAGTAGGTTTTCCATCTCCTGTGAATATAGCTTTATCAATTAATTTTCCAAAAGCTTCTTCTATTCTAGGTTTTACTTCTGCCCATATATCGTATGAAGCATCTTCTAATACGTTTTCTGGAATTGGAACTATAACAGCAATTTCTTCTGCGTTAATATATTTTTTATCCCAAGCCATTTTTGTTAATTTCTTTCTTGAATTATCAGCATCTTGAAAATATGCTAATGGTAAAGAGTCAAGAACTCTCATTTTTGTTTTGTTTGAAGTCATATTTGGTAATCTTCTAAACATTTGTAGAGCTTTAGATTGTTTTACTGCTCCTTGAATTATTTCATTTGATACTTGCTCGTCTATTAGAGCTTCTGCATCTGTTCTTAAAATTGCATTATCTGCCATTTTTAAATTCCTCCTTTAATTTCTTGCTGAACGAATTAAATCGTTCATTGTTTGGTTTGTACTGTTTTCAGTTTTTGAATTTCCATCAAGTTTCGCACTAGTGCCTACTGTTTTTATGACTTTATTTTCACTTGATGTAAATTTAGGGTTTTCTTTCAAAAACTTAGCTAAATTTTCGTTAAAGTCGCCTTCCATTCTGCTTACTTTAAACAAAACATAATCAACATCTTCTTTAATGCCAGCCTTTAATACCGCATTTTCTTTTTCTAACTCTGATATTCGATTATCTTTCTTTAAATATTCAGCTTCCTTTTCAGCTTGTCTTTGTTCGGCTGTCTTTTGACTTTCTACCCACTCTTTATATTTAGTAATATCAATGCCTTCATATTTCTTTTCATATTTTGCTTTTAGCTTTTTATCTAACGCATTGTATTCTTCTTGTGTATAAGTCTTTTCAGCCTTTCCCTCATCTTTGTTTTCATTGGCTTGAGTTCCAACTTCTCCTGTTCCTTCAACGTTTTCGTTTTCAACAGTTTCTTCGTTTTCGTTCATATTTTGAACTCCTTTCTTTAATCTAAAAAAGTAAATCTCCTTTGTTGTTCTTTACCCTCTGCAAAAAAGTAAAAAGAGCATAAAAAATAGGAGTTAAACTCCTACTTGTAAACGTGTGTTATCTTTTTTTAATTTTGTTTGTCTTATAAAATCATTAAGTATTTCATTTTTTTGTTTTATATTATTTTTAATATTTGTTATGTTTTGACTTACTGTGTCTATGTCAACGTCATTATTTCCACTTAACATTATTCCTTCTAAACCAGCTAATTCTTTCTTATCTTGTCTTATTTGTCTTTCCATTCTACGTTGCATTTGTGTTGCATCGTATCTTGATACTCTTTGTCCGTTATATTCAACATATTCATTTCGTAAATTTCTTAAATCTTTATTTGAATAAGATAAACTACTTCCTTTATAGTACGGAAACCAAGTATGCCTACAATTAGCACCTTGAAAGCCTGTAACTTCGCCATAACCTATGTCATCTAAACTTAAATAACCTTTTTGACCGCTTCTGCTTACAATTTTTCCTTGCCATTCTGCGTGTTCTGGTCTTGCTCCGCTATGTGCTGAAATCTCCATTAAATCCCAGCCTAGTTCTTCGGCTCTCATTAATTGTAATCTTCCTGCTGTTTGATTTACTGATGTTAGTACATTCATTCTTACTGCTGGTTCTATATTCAATCTATAACCACTAGGATATTGAATATAAGCTCCTTGTCGAGATATTTCTTTTACTGTATCAATAATTGCCTCTGTATAACCTTTTACTCCTGTTGATACTTCCATATAAGCTCTATTTATACCTTCATAAAATTGTAATTGACCTGTATTTGCTGTTGTTAGACATAAATTAGTTAAATTGTTTTGTGTTTTCTGTGCTGTTGCTTCTAATGTTTGTAACATAGATGGACTTAAACCCATTGGATTTAACCCAGCTTCTTTATATATTAAATCATCTGTTTTAATAGCATGAGCCCCAGCAGTTTCAAATATTTCTTTAATTTGACTTTCTGAGAGCTCACTATATTTGCTAACTAAACTTATAATATCTTCATATACAATGCCCATTTCTTGAGCTAATTGTATATTGTTTAAAGCTACTGTGTTGGCATAACCAAAATTAGCGATTCTTTCAGCTATTTCTTGTATTATTTCAAACTCTAAATCGCCATATAACTTTGAAGCTTCTTTTTCTATTTCTTTAAAATCTTGAGAAGTTAACACTTAAATCACTCCTCTTGAAATCCAAATGCTTGTTGATTACTTAATTTTTCATCTTGAATAGCTTTGTATTCTTCCTGTGCTTGTTCTTTACTAAATCCTCTTATGTTTTCTAAATAATCTACTTTACTTCTTAATCCTTGTCCTACTTCTAATGATGCTCTTGCTTGTTCTGCTCCTTTATCTTCTATAATACTGTCATCAAAGTCTATTTTTATTTCTTGATTTATATCTGTAAATTTATAATTTGTAAATGTGTTACAAGCATACATTATAGCTTTTATAAGCCTTTTTAAACTGCTTTCTAATACTAATTCGTGTTTTTTTATTGTTCTAAACATATCACTATTAGCACTTATTATTCCTGTTGCTGTTTGTATATCTCCTCTGTCAAATTTATAACGTTCATTTCCAAATCCTACTTTACTTGATAGTATATTAAGCTCTGTATTTAAGTCATTTATCATTGTATCTGTTCTTAAGCTATCGTTATCACTTTGTATGAAGTCATCTTTATTAAATCCTTTTGGAAGTACATATACAGAAATGTCGTTTGGATCAAATACTGGACTTTCTTTTCCATCATCATAAGTAAGTAAATCTTCGCTTACAAATGTTCTTCTTCTTCCAAGTGTTACTTCTAAATCTTTGCTATCATAAATATTGTCAATATTCATAAATGTATGTATTGAATTTGCATATATTGATAATCTAAAAGGACTATCCTCATCAATATTATTACAAATGTTTGGTCCTAAGGGTGCAAACCAAGGAATATTTGCTTGTGTGTCAAATTCTTCAATAACACTTTCATCTTCTACTGGTGTTAGTAAATTATTTAAACATTTAAACTTATAATTCTTTATTACATAATTTCCTTTTTCGTTTAGAACGTGAAACGAAACGTATGTATATTTTGTGCCTTTTTCTGTTTTATTTGTTATAAATCCACACTCTGTTATTTCATCATTGTTCCAACTTAAAGGATATATCTTTTTAGCACCAACAAATTCTATGTTAGGGTATGTCTTTTCATCTACAATATAATTTTCTCCATCTGTTTTTAATCTTTGTACTGATAAAACTAGCATTCCATTTCCTAAAGCAAAACTTTTTTCTATTCCCTTGTTTGTTAATACTTGAAAATTGTTTTTCTCTAATATATCTTTTAATAACTCCGTATCTTTGTCATTACTTACTTGTATTTTTACTTTTTCATTGTAAAGTACATCTGCCCAGTCCTCACATACTTTTTTTGGCATTTGCAAACTTCTTTTTTGACGTCTTACTTTATGTCCGAGGTCTGTTGTAAATCCAGTATGAATGGAAACCTTTTACTTTTCCAATATACCAGCTATTCCATAAATCTATATAAGAGTCAAAATCATCTTTCTCTTGTGTACTATATCCTTGCGATTCAAAAAACTGTTTTAAATTCATTTTTTATCTCCTTGCATTTATTAATTTTTCATAAAAACTATTTATTGAATATTCAAGTGCATCTAAACTGTCTATATCTGTTGTTCCATCATCAAGTCTTTCATCTTCTGCCTTACTATTCCATAAAGC